GCAAGCTTGGAGTTCTGGTACTGAGTTGGTGTCATGTGCTACGATATACTTCTTAGCAAGTCCAGAGTGTAGATCCAACTCTTTCGTCATATGATAAGCTTTGTGGATACTATCGATCAACAACATATCTACCTGTTGACCTACTGCACCTAGACCAGAACTATCAACTTCTTTCATAACAAGTTTAATGCCGTTCTCTCGTGCATAGTGTTCTGCATGGGGTTGACAGAATTTACGATAACGGCTCATGTCGATATCCACACCTTCTACATAATCAAATCCACTTAGAAGTGCATTGGCTAGTGTGCCACCTTGGTGCGTACCCAACTCACGATAGGAAGAACATTCAGATGCATAGAACTTGATTGCGTCATGTTGACCACAATAATCATCACCATGCGCACCTTCTTGACCACTACGGATCTCATCATAAAATTCTACCAAGTTCTTTACATGGCCTAGTTCAACATTAATCATATCGGTTCCTTAAAGTATTCGATGTTATCTATACCCTCATATTCTCGGTTGTGGGCAATAAAGATCTTATCATATTCTGGTAGTCTATCTATAACGACACTACGGTCTACTAGTGGCATCCCAATTAGTCATAATCTCCACTTCTCAACAGGTTTGTTAGCAATATCTTTCATCTTTGAGGTATCAAAGTCGCCCTTACCTCGTATTTGTACATGTACAAACTTAGTATCTTTTGTTCTTAAATCATTGATAGGTCTTGGATCACGTGTCTCTGGAACGTAGTTTACTGAGCTATTCCAAGTATAGTCTAGCAACCCCCAATTGACACCACACATCATTACATTCAAATAGTTCTGATCAAGTGTATAAAATCTAGGAAATCTACTAGCTCCGCTTATGTAATTACTAACCGATAAATCAAAGTTACCGACAAGAGTACGAAACTTCTTCCGTCCTTCTTTAGAATATAAAACGACACCAGAATTAAATACTCTTACTCTACCGTCTTCAGTTCTGGGTACAGACGCTCCATATGTACGTTTAGCCCATTCTGCCCACTCATTATCTCGTGCACCAGTAATACCACCAACATTGTATTTGGCTCTTGCCTCTGGTTGGTTCCATTCTTCGGCAATCAATACATCACGATCATTCATCTCATCAAAGATATTATCAGTAAGCCCATCAATAGGAATGATATCACAATCTGCAAATAGGATGTTGTCATACTTATCAAACTCAGGATCAATCACTGGACGAAATGCGCCATAGTATGGATTGCTCTTAATCCACCCCTGATTATCATCAAAGATATATTCAGCACCAATTCTCTTAGCATAATCTTTCATAAGAAGAACACCAGCCGCCACACCAGTAGTTACCTTACCCTCATAGTACTGATATATTAGATTAGACAATTTTCTTCAACTCCTCTACGTTCTCGCCTCTAGCAGGTAGTTTATCCTTAAGGAAGAAGTGAATGAAGTGTGCGTCTTTCAGAAGTTCATTGGGAATAGCAGTGTACAACGCATTAAACTTATAGTCTAAATGCTTTACCTTCATACCAGTCATATTAATGAATGTGTTGAGTAACGTCTGATCCGTAGACCATTTCCATGTGCCCTTACCATCAACGAATGCTTTAAACATAGGTTGGGTGATCCACTCTTTGGGTGACATACCATTTAATTGTTTTGAGAACGATTTATTCATAACCATCATACCCATGTTCATAAACGCACCACCATTAGGGTGATTGAAGTCGAAGTCCATACCAGACTGACCGTCAAGAGAACCATACTGCATTCTAGAATAGTTACGAATCTTATTAGCGTATTGAGGAGTTACAGGCATCTCACGTTCATAGACACCACCAAAGTCATGATCATCTAACTCGTCAAACACATTAGGGGAGTTCTCACGAATGTAGATGTCACTGTCGATGATAGCGATCTGATCATACTCAGGGAAATACTCAAAGGCATTCTCTTTCTCAAAGATGGGCAGATATCCCAAACGAGAAGCACCCTCACTACGGTTAGTAGTAAAGGGGTCTGGTTTGATAAACAGTTTAGGTGATGTCAGTAGAACATAATCAGCGTTAATGCTATCGGCATATGCCTTTACACTCTCGGTACACCAATTGTATAGGTTAGACGATTGCCCAACATATACTTGATAGATCAATCTTTTCATAACAAACTTTCATATTACTTCTTGGCGGCATTAGACTTGATAGCGGCGGCACCAAAGAATGCCGCAATTATTCCTGCAACTGCAATGAAGTACACACCAGCCATATCACCAAGGATCTTGGCGGCACTGTCTACTCCAAACACAACTGCTAGGATAACCGCAAATGGATAGCCCAACATTCCCACGAGACAGAACCATGCCATGGCTCTTTGGGCGTCTTCCTTCTTGTCTTCGTTCTCAAGACGGATTAGACGCTCTTGTCGTGCTATTTCTGCATCAGTAATGACACCGTCATTATTACTATCAGCACTATTAAGATCTGAGTCGACACACAGCACCTTTGGGGTTACGCCGAACGAATTCGGTTTTTCTGCTATTGGCATTGGCCTCTCCTATAATAGCTTTAGCAATGTCACAGGCTCTCGTCTTACGAGTAGACTGTTTTACAAAAGCTGTTAAACTATCTATATCACTTTTAAATGACTTTTTGTTCTTAAACATAATATCGTCAAATTCTGAGCGTAGGTTCAAGATGGAGAAGATGTTCATTTTCGTAGCTTCCAATCAGTCCAGTTGTTGATAGAATAAAATTTAGAGAAGACAAACGAGTAGTTCATCTTCCCATTACGCTTACGTTCCCACTGTTTAGCTGAGTGGGTTTTTAGCTTTGTCGGCCCAATAGAGATCAACCGTTTCAAGTAACTTGGGAACCCAAGTGTCACGGTGCTCTTTATATACAACAGGTTCATGTCCATCTACATCCATTATTGTTACTAGGTTTGTGATGGGCATTCCTGTACGCTCTTCCCACATAATAGCATATGCGGCTTCCTGTGCAAAGTAGCTTGTTACCCATTCACGTTTCTTAGGTCTTTTACTTGTTTTGAAATCAATTATACTAGGTACTCCATCAAAGTATCCAATACAGTCAACTCGTCCTGCCACACCAAGGTGTTTAGAATAGAGTGGAGCTTCTTGAATAAAGATGTCACCAATACGCTCATCTAAGATGGGCATAAGGTTCATCCAACTTTGTATCACATCATGTGTATATTTAGTAGGATCGATAGTTTCATTATCTAGGTACTTCTCCACAATATCGTGCACTGCCGTGCCTCGTGTGGAAGCCCGATGGGAAACCTTATTGGCTTCCTCATCTCCTACTTTTCTTCGCCATGCGGCAATCGAGTCTCGACTAAGGATTGATAATACAGTGGTGATACTAGGATATCGATTACCTTCTGGATCGATATACGTTCTACCAGTTGACTTGGTTTCTGCCAGTAGGTCTTCATACCCTAAGTCCAATGGCGTGTGGTTGAACTTTCTCATTCTCTAAATCCTTCACTTTCTTTTCAGTGGGCTTAATTCGAAGGTCTTTCTCTAAAGCCTTAACCTTGTTTCGTCCCATTTTCTTATTTCTTGGATCATATCTGGCGAATTTAGCCATTACCTTACTCCGTTCATCTCCTTGGTCATAATATAATCTCGTACAATCCCTGATCGTACAATGTCTTTCCAATCAAAGTTTACAGTCGTGAAGTCTTTCATCTGCTCCAATAGGTTTAAGAAAGGGGGCAGTCCATTCTTCTCGTCCTCAAAGCGGAAATCCGACTGATGAAAATCTCCGCAAAAGATAATCTTACAGTTGTTGCCGATACGAGTGATAACTGAATCTAGCTCGTGAAAGGTCAAGTTCTGCATTTCGTCAACGACAATGATTGTGTCGTTTAGTGTGATACCACGAATAAAAGACGTACTCTCAAAAGAAACACTGTTAGCCGCTTGTAACTTCGTCCATGCTTGGTTGTCTTGAAACAACTCAGTCAGGATCCCCAAATAGGGTGCGGCATAGGCTTGCTTCTTTTCGTCTTCATTTCCTGGTAGAAACCCAATATCCCTTGTAGGAACAATAGATCTGATTACCGTTAGTTTATCATATTCTGTCTCTTTGTCAAGCACTTCTTCAAGACCTAAAGAGATTGCTAGGAACGTTTTACCTGTACCAGCAGATCCTGACAGAACAAGGTTATCACCCTCTTCCCATGCTTCACACGCCAATGCTTGGTTTTCGGTAATCGGTTCAAATTCAGCCATATTATCCAAACGTAGGATCATGCTCTTGGTAGTCTGTTTACGGCTCATATTTTCATTTTGCTTTCTCGACCTGCGTGTTTGTGCATTGATTTAGTCAAGTCTTTCCACCCATCAGAGGTCTTGGCAATAGAACCACCAACTGAAGATAGGATCTTGGGTGTAGATAAAACTTGGGTGTAAAGGGGGTTTTCAGATAGATACTCTGTAAGCTGAGACCAAGACATTACTGTGTCCCACTCTTCATCACTACTGGTATCTCGTATTGTATATACTGGCATGCTATGCTTCCATTATGTGTTACGCTTTTATATAGCTACGTTGTACTCTCCACCTTTGCTTAACAATGTTACTTTATTATACACACGTTAGGCAAAGGTGTCAAGCGATTCGTTTTTCCTAATTAAACTTAGCGTGTTCCGATACTACATCTGCGATATGTTGATCTATGAACTTTTTCTTTAACATGATCTTATGAACTAGATCAGTTCTACCCTTCTTCTCTAGTTTTTTTCCATATGTTGTAAGCTCACGACTGTCTCTTTTGAGACGTTCAATTTGTGCTGATATCATATTAGTAAGTTTTCCTTAAAGTAAAAAAGGTCAACCCACGAGTGAGACGACCTTTGTTATAGTTGTTATGGGTGGATATTCATTAGCCAGATGCATCCCTGAGTAAGCCAGGAAATGCTTCGTAAACTACCTTGCGGGTCAAACCTTTTACTGCACGTTTTTGATTAACCATATTGATCACGTGCTTGGCGTCTTCTGGATGAATTGACTCCAGAATTTCTACAAACAAATTCTCTCTGCGGATGGGGGGCATGTTGTCCCCAGGACCACCTTTAATGAAGTTAACAAACTTCTTGTGCTGTCGGTGAAGGTTGGATGGTTCGGAACCATTTTTGTTGGGCGTATATGGTGGTGCGCCCACAGGCAAATTCCACACAATAGTGCTGTCCATAGTTCCTCGAATGATGTCCTTTAAAGGCCAAGATTCGTTCTTCTTAAGGATCTCGACACGATCCTCTTTAGTTGATGCTTTGACTAGGTCTTCAAGCACCTCATATACTAGTGTCATTAAATAAACTCTCCTACACTTTCAATTAATAATCTACATCTGTTAGTCAAGAGATAGTTAAGAACCTTGGTGTTATTTGCCGTAGGATCTTGGCTATCGTAGTTATTTATAATATCTTGTTTGACAACTTCTGGACATTCCTTCAAGTCGATCAACTTTCTGTTACGATGTATATTACGAAGCACTTCATCTCCCAATGCAGATGGATCTTCCATGAGCATTGCCTTCTTCTTGGCAGTCAGTGTATTCTGCCTACGCTCATCCACAAAGACATTATCATCAGACAGTACGTTAGGCACACCATCAGACGAGTCTCCCTTGAGGATGTGATCAGCTAGGAATAGTCGTGGATTTGGCTCCACTAGGAACTTTTTAGTAACCGTCGAATACTGCTTAACGTTCTTCATCGTCTGCAACTGCAAAAAGTCTTTATCTCCTGAGACGATCATGACAGGCTCGTGCTTGCCAAACTCTTGAGTTTCGTAACACAACTGAGCAATCGCATCATCGGCTTCACAGCCCTCTTGATGGATGACCTTGTATGGAAAGTTGTCACGAATGTCATCACGAACAAGATCTGAACAACGGTACACCTCATTCCAATCGACCTTGCTCTCATTACGAGTTTTCTTACGCTTGGCCTTATATTGTGGAAAGATCTCTCTACGAAAGTTATTCGTACCATTATCAGCAACAACACAGATCTCTCCATATTCTCGTTGAAACCTTCCACGATATATGCGGATTTGGTTAAGGATCATGTGCCGCATCGAATCCTCATCAGGCAACATCTTTGAGGCTAGAAACGTACTAATCGCAACAGCATTATAATCAATTAATATCATATGAACTCTTCCATTCCCACATCACGGTGATCAATAACGAAACTCTCTAACAGATTCGTACTATTAGCTTCGGTAACCCAAGTCATAGCTTGCTCATCTGTATAGAAGTAAGCTTCCTCGGTAACGTCATTATATAGCTTATACGTAGCCACAAACATTTTTTGTTTTAGTCCCATTCTTTATAATCCCCACTCTCTTCATTATATTCAAATCCCATATGGTATTCATGGGTCTCTTCGGTAGTCAAATTATCTACACGTGGATTTTGATGAGTACCATTAGGGTACTTGTGTGGGTTGCATCCCCGACGATAGTAGGAATCCATCATACCTCTGTCAAAAGGTCCACCATGAGTTGCGTCAAACTCTTGGTCTTTAAACGTTAGCGTATCCATTCGAATCACTCCTATTTGCTTTCACAACTAATATAGCATGTAGAAAATAGGGTGTCAAGACTAATCGTAACCTAGACGTGCCACCTTAGCGATCTCTTTGGCGTCTTCTTCTAGTCTATCAGACCAAGCAACATCAAAGCCTGTGAGCCGATAACAGTATTCATGGTTCCCCCACATGCGTTTAAGGTAACTGTTATAGATCTTTTCGATCTGATCTAAGTCATTTTGCTTGGGGATCAGGTGACCCTTGACCGCCCAATGCAGTTCGTTAGCCATTTTAACGTCTACCATTGATCATTTCCGGGGCTAAATGAGAAACGTGCTTTGAATGGCACTTTAACCCTATGAATTCATTGTAATAATTAGGGTCAAAAAGTACGTTTTTCTCGAATTGTTCTTTAGCTTCCATATAAGACATTTCCCCCTTACTGACACACAAACGCACGATAGAACGTCTAAAACGATCTCCACTATGTTCGGTCAGTATTTGTTTGATTGCTTCGTTGGATCCATAGTAATCCATCCAGTCGGATTCTTTTACTATCACACGTTTACGGTTCTTTCCCTTAAGTGGTGGCAACCGTCTAGTAGACCAAAAGTTCTTCTT